TTCAACTACATCCGGAGCGTGTCGCCGGCCGCCGGCGGGATGACCGACGACCAGATTAAGGAGCGGTTCGAGGACCGCCTGCAACGCGCCTACGCGCGCCGGATGATCGGCGGGTCACGGCAGGAGATCGAAGCGATCCTCACCGGGCAGGACTGATGCCCCAAGTTAGCGCCTTCCCCGACGACCAGCCCAAAGAAGCCGGCACGAGCGCCGGCGCTTCGCTCGGCATCGTCCCGTCCCGGCACAGCGGGATCTCCGCCTTCCCCGAAGAGACCGAAGACCGGCTCCGCGACGGGCTCGCCAAGGGGCCGACGGTCGGCGCCGACAGCGCCGCGCGCGCCTTCAACCTGCAACTGAAGACGGGGCTCCCGGTCGACGTCATCCGTCGCAATCTCGACGCGATCGAGACCGAGGTCGCGAAGAACGATTTCGACCCGGCGGCGTTCCGCCAGCGCGCGCCGAAGCTCGCCGGCTGGATCGAACAGGACCCGCTGCACGGGGCGCTCGTCCACGATGACATCGTCCCGCTCACCGGCATCGAACAGGCGCTCAACTTCGGCACGAACGCGCTCGGGTCACTCGCCGGCGGGTTCCTCGAGCACGCGAACCTGGGGCTCTACGGCGTGGCCGAAGCGGCCGGCGACGTCTTCGGCGTCAAGGAGCTCACCGACTGGGGCAAGCGCAAGGGCACCGAGGCGCAGCAAGTCGGGCAGCAGTTCCGCGGCGCGCAGGCCGGCGTCGGCCGGACGGGGCGGGCCGTGCTCTCCGGATTCGAGTCGATCGGGGCCGCGGCGCCGATCCTCGTCTCGACCCTCATCACGAAGAATCCGACGGCGGCGCTCGCGCTGATGGGGCTCCAGACCGGCGGCGCCAGCTACCACGAGGCGCGCGGGGAAGGCCTGAGCACGGGCGCGGCGCTGGCTTACGGGACGATTCAAGGCGCCGTCGAGGCCGGGACCGAGAAGCTCCCGCTCGAGGCGCTGGTCGGCGACCTGGCGGCGAAGAGCGGGCTCCTTAAGACGCTCGCCCATCAGCTCGTGACCGAGATCCCGGGCGAGGAGCTCGCGACCGCCCTACAGGACCTCAACGACTGGGCGTTCCGTAACCCGAACAAGCCGTTTGCGTCCTACCTGGCGGAGCGGCCGGGCGCCTTCTGGGACACGTTCGTGTCGACGGTCGTCGCCTCGGGCGTCCAAACCGGCGCGATGCACGGGCTCGACCGGCTCATCTCGGGCGGGCCGAAGCAGCAGCTCGAGGACCTCGGGCGCGCGGTGGCCGAGTCCAAGACCGCGACCCGCTCGCCGGAGAAGTTCGAGGAGGCGGTGCAAGCGCTCGCGAGCCATCCCGAGGCCGCGCTCTACGCCCCGCTCGAGTCCTTCACCCAGTATTGGCAGAGCAAGGGGCTCGACCCGGCGCAGGTGGCGGCCGAGCTCACCGGCAGCGCGACCGCCTACCAGGAGGCGCAGCAGACCGGCGCCGACCTCCGGATTCCCGTCGGCCGCTACGCGACGCGCCTGGCCGGCACCGAACACAACGCCTTTTTCGCGAACGAGCTCCGGCTCGACCCGGCGGGGAAGAACGGCCGGGAGCTTGAGGCGTTCCTGCAGGAGCAGCGCACCGCAGCTACGGCGGCAAAACCGGAAGTGACCACTTCGGAGGACGCGGGCGGGGCCCAAGGCGTTCCACGTGAAACGGTCGAGCCGCGGGCCGCGGCCGTCGAGGCGCGCGTGCAGAACGTGCTCGAGTCGGCCGGGGTGACGAAGAGTGTCGCCGGCGCCTACGCCCGGATTTACCGCGCCGTCTTTGGCGAGGGGCTCGTCGCGCGCGCTGGGCTCGACCCGGTGCAGGCCTTCGAGCGCTACGGGCTGACGTTCCAGCGGCAAGCGGACCCGCTCGCCGGGCAGCGGGCCGCCGCCGCGGTGGCCAGCCGGACGGCCGCCGCGCGTCCCGCCGGCGGGACGGTGGCCACGGCGTCGACCGTCGCGCCCGCCACGGACCAGACAACCCCGCCGGCGGGCGCCCTGGCGGGCCTGGAGGACGTCGCCGGGCTGTCCGAGGTTCTGGCCGGCCTGGGAGACGCGACGCTCACAGAGGCGCCTACGGGCTCCCAGGAGACCAACGCCAGCGGGGAGAGCGAGGCGTCGCTCGAGGCGCTCCGCCGGCAGGAGGGGATGCAGGCCCGGGGCGAGCGGTTCGTTGTCTACAACCGCGCCGGCACGGCTCGGCCGCTCCTCGGGCCGGAAGCGGTCGACTACCGGCCGGCGCCCGGCGAGACCTACGGAGTCGAAACGGCACACGGTTTCCGTCTTTTGGAGGACCGCGGCGGACGCCCGCCGCGAGAAAGCGTAGGATCGGCGCGTGGAACTGAAGCCGGGGACGGGGAAGGCGGTCGTCGTGCAGAACGCGGTGGCGCTGATGCGAACCGGAGTCCCCAAGGGGGCGGCGATGGCGGAGTCGCTGAACGCCGCCGGCTACCGACCCGCGTCGAGCTCGCCGCCGCCGAAGGCGCCCAAACCTTCACGCCGCAAAGCCCCGACGTAGACAAGGCCCGCTTCACGCCCGAGCACACGCGGGAGCTCGAGCGCATCGCCGACGAGCTCGAGGAATTCGGCGCGCAGGGGCGCACCTGGTCGTGGCTGAGCGCCGCGGACCGCAAGACGGGCAACGCCGCCGGCGGAGGCGCGGACGTCGTCGCCGGCGCCGCCGGGGCGCCCGTCCTGCACGACATCCTCGAATACGCGCCGCTCAACAAGGGCCGGAAGGCCGACGCCGCCAAGACCGTCGCCGGCACGCGGACGCAAGTCGCCGCGGCCATCCGCAAGGCGCTCTCGAGCGAGCGCATCACGAGCAACCTCGCCGAGGGAGCGATGCGCGTCGCCGAGCGCCGCGCGGCCGACGACTACCGCGACATCAGCCGGCCATCGCTTCCGCCGTCCTGGGGCACGCCCGTCGACGAGACGTTTACGACGGAGGTCTCCAAGTCGATCGACGAGGAGCTCGACCGGCTCGAGCTCGACGCCAAGGACCTCGAGGGCGTCGGCGATCTCACGTTCGACCCGACGCAGTTCGAGCAGCGCGATCTCTTTCCCGCGGAGCCGACGGTCGACACGCTCGACACCGGCGAGCAGCAGCCGCGGCTCCCGGGCGACGTCGGCGCCGTGCGCGACCTCGAGATTCCGCTCCCCGAGTTCGAGGCGCCGTTCGCACTCACGAGCGAGGTCGCCAAGCCAGAACGCGGCAAGCCGCGCGCGCCGGCGGGCCCGTCGCCGGAGTATGTGGCCGCCGACCGCGCCGCGACGGCGGCGTCGCGCGCGTTTGCCGAAGCGACCAAGCAATACCGCGCCGGGCAGATCGACGACGCGACGTTCCTCGAGGCCCGCGCGACCAACGAGACCGCGCGGAAAGCCTTCGACGAAGCGTTCGATCGCGAGGCCGCGCGGAACCGGGCGCAGGGGACGACGCTCTTCCAGAAAGCGCCCGAGGCGCGGGGCTCGATCCTCTTCGGCAAGGACCGCAAGTTTTCGATCGAGCTCTACGCGAACGCGGACCTCTCGACCGTGCTCCACGAGAGCGGGCACTTCTTCCTCGAGGTCTTCGCCGACGTCGCCAACGAGGTCGCGCGCGTGCCGGTCGGGGAGCGCACCGAGGCGCAGCAGCAGATCCTCGGCGACATGGCGGCGCTCGAGGCCTGGTTCGGCGACGAGGAGCGCGCGCCGGCGGCGGGGAGCCAGTTCACGACGCAGCAACACGAGAAGTTTGCGCGCGCGTTCGAGGGCTATCTCTTCGAAGGCAAGGCGCCGACCGACGAGCTCCGCTCGATCTTCGACCGCTTCAAGCAGTGGTTCACGCAGATTTACCGGAGCCTGACCGGGCTCGAGCGCGCAGCCGGGCAGCGGCTCGACCTCAATCCCGAGGTGCGGGCGATCTTCGACCGGCTGCTCGCCAGCGACACGCAGATCGCGGCGATGGGGCGCGAGGTCGTGCCCATCTTCACGACGGCCGCCGATGCCGGCATGACCGAGGCCGAGTTCGCGCCGTATCGCGCGGCGGTCGAGCGGGCGCACCTGGCGGCGAAAGAGCAGCTCGACGCGCGGCTCGCGCGCGACGTCCAGCGGCAACGCACGGCGCAGTGGAAGGCCGAGCGGGAGGCGATCGAGGAGCGGGTCGTCGCCGAGCTCAACGAGGCGCCCATCTACCGCGCCCTCGCCGCGATGCAGACCGGGACGCTCCCGGACGGGACGCCGATCGAGGTCGACGGCACGGCCATCGAGCCGATCAAGCTCTCGCGCAAGCTGCTCGTCGAGCAGTTCGGGAAGGACGCGCAGATCCCGCGCGGCATCGCCTCGAGCGAGGGCGGGCTCGACCCGCGCACGGCCGCCGAGCTCTTCGGGTTCTCGAGCGCCGACGCGATGCTCAACGAACTGCGCGCCGCGCGGCCGTATGCCGAGGTCATCGAGGCCGAGACGAACCAGCGGATGATCGCGCAGCACGGCGACACGCTCCTCGATGGCTCGATCATCGACGCGCGCCAGACGGCCGCGGCGAGCGAGGACCGCGAGATCCTCGTCCGCGCCGAGCTCCGGGCGCTCCGCGATCTGCAGCGGCAAGTGTCCCCGCACGTCGGGCAGGCGGTCGAGCAAGCGACGCGGGAGGCGCAGCGGGAGCGCGATTACGAGCGGCGCTGGTTCGAGGCCGAAGCCAAGCTCCGGATTGCGATCGCCGAGGGCCGCAAGCAGACCGAGATCGACGCGCTCCGCGCCGAGGTGAAGAGCCTCAAGGCGAAGGCGAAGCGCGTCGCGCCGGCGATCATCGACGGGATCCCGAACGCCGCCGCGCTCCGGGAGGCCGCGCGGATTCGGGTCGGCGCGACGCCGCTCGATCAACTGAACGCCGAGCGGTGGTATCAGGCCGCGAAGCGCGCCTCACGCGAGGCCACGCTCGCCGCGGCGCGCGACCAGGTGGATAAGGCGATCACGGCCAAGACGCAGGAGCTCCTCGCCCTGGCCATCTACCGGGAGGCGAAGACGCAACTCGAGACGCTCGAGCGGCGCGTTGACACGGCGCGCGGGCTCGCCAAGCCGGCCGTGCGCGCGAAGCTCACCTTCGCCGGCGAGAGCTACCTCGATCAGATCGACGGCGTGCTCGACCGCTTCGAGTTCGCCAAGGTCTCGGAGCGCGTGCTGCGCCGGCGGGCCGGGTTTGCCAAGTGGGTCGCGGCGCTCGAGGGCGAGCGGCTCCCGACGGACTTCCCCGAGGAGCTCCTCGACGAAGCGCGGCGGACGAACTACCGCAAGCTGACGGTCGACGAGCTCGGCGCCGTGCTCGACGGCATCGACCAGATCTTGCACCTGGCGCGGCTGAAGAATCAGCTCCTCACCGTGCAGGCCAAGCGCGAGCTCGACGCCGAAGCGACGTCGCTCGGGCAGTCCATCCGCGATCGGGCGCGCCACCCGAAGCGCGAGGTCGCCCGCGATCGGCGCCTGTCGAGCGAACGCGCGCGGCTGATGGACGCCTTCTTTGGCTCGCACCGCAAGCTCGCGTCGCTCATCCGCGAGATGGACGGGTTCACGGACGGCGGGCCGCTGTGGGAGGTGACGACGCGCCCGCTCAACGCGGCCGGCGACCGTGAAGCGGTGATGAACAGTGCCGCGGCCGAGACCCTACACGCGCTCGTCGAGCAGGCGTTTCCGGGCACCGACAAGGCGGCGCTCTACGAGAAGACGGAGATCCGCTCCGTCAATCGCTCGATGTCGCGCATGGAGCGGATCCTGGTGGCGCTCAACTGGGGGAACGAGGGGAACCGCGACCGCGTCCGCCGCGGCGAGCGGTGGACCGACCGACAGGTGCAGGACATCCTCGACACCCTCACGAAGCGCGATCTCGACTTCGTCCAAGGGATCTTCGATTTCTTCGAGAGCTACCGGCCGGAGATGGCGGCGAAGCAAAAACGGGTCTACGGCGTCGAGCCGGAGTGGGTCGAGTCGTCGACCATCCGCGCAGCGGCCGGCGAGATTCCCGGGGGCTACTTCCCCATCAAGGACGACGATCGGCTCTCCGCGGCCGCGGTGCGGAAGCTCGACCTCGAGGGGGCCAACCTGGCGAAGAACGCGGCCGTCGTGCAGGCGACGACGCGGCGCGGCCACCTGAAAGAGCGCGCGGCGACCGGGAAGGCGCGCGTCCGGCTCGACTTCGGCGTGATCTTCGAACACACGCAACAGGTGATTCACGACCTCACGCACCATGAGGCGCTGATCGACGTCGGGCGACTGCTCGGGCACAACGAGGTGAGCGCGGCGATCATCGACGCCTATGGCGACCAGGTTTACAAGGAGCTCCTCGGGCACGTGCGCGACATCGCGTTCGGCGACATTCCCGCGACCGACGCCTTCGAGCGCGGACTCAATCACCTGCGCACCGGTGCGACGATCGTCGGGCTCGGGTGGAACGTCGGGAGCGCGTTGATTCAGCCGCTCGGACTCCTGCCCGGGATGCAGCGCGTCGGCGTCGTGCCCGTGCTCAAGGGCGTCGGGCGCTGGATCCGCGACACGGTGCATCTCGAGAGCACGGTCGGGTGGGTCCAGGACAAGAGCGCCTTCATGCGACTCCGCTCGAAGACGCAGCAGCGGGAGATCAACGAGATCCGCAACGCGATTAACGTCTCGACCGGGCGCTTCTCGGCGGCCGTCGATGCGGCCTTTCAGTGGGGGAGCTTTGGGACCGTCGACCGGCAGGCGATCGCCGATTCGTATTTCTTCCTCATCGGCCGCGCGCAAATGATGGCCGACATCCCGATCTGGCTCGGGGCCTACGAGAAGGCGATCGCGGCCACTCCGAGCGACGACGCGCGCGCGGTGGCGCTCGCGGATCAGGCCGTCCTCGACACGCAGGGCGGCGGGCAGATCAAGGATCTCGCCAGCGTGCAGAAGGGCGGGCCGGCGAAAAAGCTGTGGACGAACTTCTACAGCCAGTTCAACGTGCTTTATAACCAAGCCGTCGAAGCGAAGCGCGCGACCCGGCTCTCGAATCCGATCGAGGTCGGGCGCCTGGCGGCCGACTACTTCCTGCTCTTCATCGCGCCGGCGTCGCTCGGCTACCTGCTCGCCTACGGGCTGCACGCCGGCGGCGGCGGCGACGACAAGGAGAGCTTCCTCGAGGGGCTCGCGCGCTCGAATGTCTCGTATCCCATGGGGACGATGCTCGGGCTCCGGGAGATCTCGGGCGCGGTGGAGGGCTACGCGGGCTACGAAGGGCCGGCCGGCGCGCGCGCCTTCGCGACGCTCGGGAAGTTGGCGCGGCAGACGGGGCAGATCGTCGAGAGCGGGTTCGACCCGCGCACGCTCGACGCGGCGTTCTGGCGGTCGCTCACGGATTCCGCCGGCGTGTGGTTCCACTTCCCGACCGGACAGACGAGGCGATCCCTTGAAGGACTCTCGGCGCTCATCGAGGGGAAAACGGACAACCCCGCGGCGGTCATCAGCGGCGCGCCTAGGTAAAACCGGGGCAAATATAGTGAGAAAACGACGTTCCGGCTCGACGGGGTGGAGCGAAAATCAGGAGGTCGCGGGCGTGACGTCAGCGATAGCGGCGATCTTTAGAGGCGGACCCGCGGCGGCGTGGCTCCAGTTGCTTATGAAAAGCGGCCCGGCGTGGCTGCTCCTCGCATGGGTAATCCACTGGATGACGGTCGGCGTCGGCGGAGAGATGCAGAAGGATCTCCGATCGATGCGGCTCGAGCATCAGCAACTCGGCTTCTACCTGCGCGCGATCTGCGTCGGCGTCAATAAGAACGAGCCGAACGGGTGGCAGCAGTGCCAGCCTCCGAGCTCGATGTCGAACAGTCCGGGAAGCGAGGCGCAATGACGTTTAGCGGGGTGATGGGCGTGATCGGGCAGGGGCTCCTCGGCGTGGTGTTGCCGGGGCTGGCGACGTATCTGGCCGGCCAAGCCGTCGCGATCCTCAATCGGACCCTGAAGAAGCAGGGCCTCGAGCTCTCCGCCGCGCAAGAGGCGCGCGTGCGGCAAGCCGTCGTCGACGTGATCAATCGGATCGAGGAGGCGTCGCGGCGGCAGAAGATGACGCCCGATCAGAAGCGCATCGCCGCGACCGACGGCATCCTGCGCGAGATCGGCGACGTGCTCCCCGAGGGCGCCGCCGTGCCGTCGCGGGACGATGTGGGCAAGATGATCGACTCGGTCCTGCCGACGGTGCGCGCGGCAAGCGAGCCGACGCCGCTCGTGGTCGTCAGCGACGCGCCGGCGGCGTAGTTCTGAGCGTAAAGTCTGCTACCCTGTTCGGGTGGCGCCCGTTCCGCACATCCCGCTCGAGCCGATCGCCTCGTCGAGTTTGAAGGCGATCGGCTACGACCCGGCCGCGGGCACCCTGGCGGTGCAGTTCCAGAACGAGAGCATCTTTCATTACGCCGACGTGCCGATCGAGGTCGCGCTCGAGCTCGGTGCCGCGCCGTCGAAGGGCACGTTCTACGCGCAGCGTATCAAGCAGCACTTCAAAGGCCGGCGCGTCACCGGGCCGTGCAAGATGTGCGGGCGCGAGGGCGTCATCGGCGAGGCGTGCGCGTGCGGCAAGGGGCAGCACGCCGAACAGGCGAAGGCGACGAACGTCATTTGCCCGGACTGCCACGGCTCCGGCAGTCGGGCGGACATGCGGTGCTGTCGCACGTGCGGCGGTGGCGGCGTGGTCCGCGCGAAGTAGACTCTCGACGCATATGGCAACCGGTGTCATGGGACGGGAGTCGATCTTCCGGGGCAAGAACCCCGGCAACCGCGTGCAGGCCACGCTGACCGACTACGCGAACGACCAATTCGAACAAGCGCGCGCCGAGCTCGCGCAGCTCGCCGGCCGGGCGGCCGACCAGGTGAGCGACGCCGACACGCTCGAGTATCTCTGTCGCGGGTCCGCGGGAACGCGGGTTTACCTGCGGGACCTGCGACGCGGGATCGGGAAGAAGAACGGACGCTCGTAAACCTGGCCGGCCCGTGCGGGAACACGAGGCCGGCCTGTCGCGCAGGAGTGACGGAGAGAGTCACATCCTAGCAGAAAGGCAGGGCGCCTCATGCCCGCGCCAGATCTCCGACACGTGACCGAACCGGCGAGCAGGAACGACGAGGCGATCTACCGTCAACTCGTCGACGGGATCCGGACCTTCCTCGCCATCAACGTTCCGCGCATGCCGCTCGAGAACCGGGAGGGGATCGCCTCGCTCTGTGTGTCGGCGCTGATTGCGACGGCAGCGGGAATCCTGGCGGAGTTTCATCCGGACATTCGCGGGATCGCGCTCGAGCACGCGCAGGACTACCTCGCGCGGAGCCTGAACGCGGAGCTCGCCGACCAGAAAGGAAAGGACGATGGAATTCACCGGGGCTGACCTCGAGCAGCTCGCGAAGATCAAGCTCGAGATCGCCAAGACACTCCGCCCGTTCCGCCACAACACCGAGGCCTTCCTCGCGGTGGCGGCGCTCATTCAATGCGCCCGCGTGCTGATCGACCGCTACCCGCCCGAGCGGCGGGCGGCGATCGTCGAGGCGTGCGCGCTCTTCCTTAATCACGACTCACCCGATCAGACCGTGATCCCGTTCGATGTGACGGGCGGGCGCGGGGGCGGCCCGACGATCCTCACGCCCTAGAAGGGACCGACGCCGACATGCAACTGACACTCTCTCCCGAAGAACTGCGGGCCTTGCTGGACCCGTGGATCCGCCGCGTGCCGCTCGACCTTGACGCGCTGACGCCGGCGGACTGGCGACGCCCGCCGATCGACGCGCAGGCCGACGCGCAGGCCGAACGCGGCATGCTCGAGGGCGCGATCGAAACACGGCGCGTCGCGCTCGAGCGCCTCGACGACCAGGTGCGGCGCACGCAGACCGAGCTCGCGCGCCTCGAGGAGCTCACGGCGCAATCGAAGGCCGAGGCCTCCGACGCGATGGTCTGGCAGCGACTCGAGGAGATCGCCGAAACGCTGGCCGTCCACGTGTCGGAGCAGGGGCTCGCCGGCTTCAGCGATGCGGGGTTCAAGTTCTGGAACCTCGAGACGCGCCGGCTCGCGGCGGCGCTCTGCTCGACCCTTGGCGTCGACGTCGAGGAGCGGCAGGAGCTCCGCGCGGCGCTCGAGCCGTGCACGCATCCACTCGAGCAGCGGGTGCGCCGGCGGTTCGGCGCCGAGTGCGCGCTCTGTGGCTGGCGCTTCATGGGAGAGCAGCATCCCGCCGGCGGGACGGTGCGCGTCAGTCACCCAGACAGCGACGAGGTGGTCGCGCTCGCGAAGGCGCGGGAGCTCGTCGCCGCAACGGCGAAGCGCTTCGTCGACCCGATCGGCGAGACGTGGGTCGTGGACATGCATCGGCTCCTCCGCGACCTCGCTGCGACCACGGGCGCCCCGCTCGACGAGACGACGAAGGCGCGCCTTGAGCCGATCGAGATCACGGTCGTGGAGCCGACGCCGGCCGTCGACGAGGCGATCGCGCTCGAGATCGCCGACGATGGGATCCAGTTCTGATGACGACGCCGCGCTTCTATCACTGCGTCAATCCGAAGTGTCGCCGCCGCCTGGCGGAGCTCGTCACCGGGCCACGGCTCACCGACTACTGCCCGGGCTGCGCGCACGTGTCGACGCTCGCGACCGATCTCGGCTACCGCGACGGGCTCGCCGCGGGAACGGCGTCGGGTGTGCGCCTCGGCTACCTGCGCGCGGCGGCCGTCGTCGGCGCCGGTGCACTTTTGATCGCCGCCGTGTGGGCGTTTGTGCACTTCTGACAATCGACTTCTGAGCGTGAAGTCCCGACAATAGAGGCATGGATGCAAAGCACTGGAACGGGGACGACGAGCAGGACCTCGCGAACCTCAGCGACGCGGAGCTCGACGAGCTCGTCGAGCGTCAGCACGCGGCGCGCTATCCGCTCGGATGCCCGAACGGGTGCGAGGCGTGCGATGCACGTCTCGGCCCGCTGACGGACGACGAGCGGACCTACCTGCGACATGCGCAGGCGATCGCCGACGCGATACGACGCGCGGCGACCTACAGCAACTAAGACCGATGCCCGGGGCGGGAACCCCGGGCTTTTTCATGTGGAGGGACGGATGGCACTACGAATCGTGAGGGCACACGAGCCGATGCTCATCGAGCGCGTGATCGTGGCGCTCTACGGCGGGCCGGGCATGCGGAAGACGACGATCGCATTCACGGCCGAGGACCCGATCTGCTTGGACTTCGACGGCGGGAGCTACCGCGCGACCAACCGCAAGGACGTGGTCCCGATCGAGCGGTGGAAAGACGCGGCGCTGATGCAGGCGTCGGACTTCGCCGGCTACAAGACGGCGATCGTCGACACGACGGGGCGGGCGCTCGACAAGCTCGCGGCGCAACTCATCGCCGACGACGCGAAGAATGCGACGCCGGCGGGCGCGCTGTCGCTGCAAGGCTACGGCGCGCTCAAGAGCACATTCGGGGCCTGGCTCGATCGGCTCAAGAGCTTCGGGCTCGATATCGTGCTCGTGCAGCACGCGGCCGAGGAGCGCAAGGGCGACGACGTGATCGAGCGGCTCGACGTGCAGGGCGGGAGCCGGGGCGAGATCCACAAGAGCGCCGACGCGATGGGGCGCATCTTCAATCTCAACGGCGAGACCTGGCTCGACTTCAACCCCACGAACGCGGCGTTCGGGAAGAACCCGGGCAAATTCCCGGCGCTCCATTTCACGTCGCCGGAGACGGATCCGCGCTTCCTCGGCAACGTCATCACCGAGATTAAGCGCGTGCTCAACTCGCAGAGCGAAACCGTGCGCGCCATGCGCGAGAAGATCGCCGCGGCGAAGGCGGAGTTCGAGACGCTCGGGACGCCCGAAGCCTTCACCGCGAAGGCGGTCGAGCTCACGACGGCCAACGCCGAGCACGCGATCAAGGCGGCGCTGATTCAGGTGGCCGGCGGCAAGGGCTTCGAATACTCGCGCACCGACAAGGCGTTCAAGGCCAAGCCGTCGCCCGAGGAGCAGGCGCGCGCGACGTCGCCGGCGACCTCTGATGATCCGGCGTTCTTCGGCCGACACAGTGAACAGACGCAGGCGCCGGCGCTCGGCCATCAGGCGCCGGAACCGGCGCGGCGCAAGCAAGGAGGGGGCGGACGTGGGCGACGCGCGGCGGGATAAGACGATTGCGGCGTCGGCGTTCGACGTCTGGCGCCGGTGGGTCGAGATCTCGGAGGACGAGGTCGACCGCGGCGCCGACCCCACGATCCACGGGCTCCGCGCGCTCCTCCTGCAGCGAGGCCAGTCGCCGGCGATGCTCGCCGGCACGGCCGGACACAAGCTGCTCGAGGAGCTCGCGGCCGGGCGCCTCGCGTCCGTCACGATCGAGGACGTCGCGACGCGGGCGTTCGGGCAGCTCCCGGGCCATTCGCGGGGAGGCTTCGGGGAGTTCGACTTTGACCCGCTCGAGAACGTGGCGAACCCGCCGGCGCCGAGCGTGCTCGAGCACGGGACGTATTGCACCGTGGCGATCACCGACGACGAGGGGACGCCGCAGCAGATCGAGCTCGTCATCGAGATCCCGGTCGACGCCGACATCGTCGTGCTGCCCATCGCGGAGCAGCGCGTCGAAGCGACCTACGACACCCCGATCGGGCCGGTGCGCGTAAACGGGCGCATCGATGGCTCGGACGGGATCGAGATTCTTGACTACAAGTTCACGGGCAAGCCGGACCCGGAGGAGCTCGAGCGCTCGTGGCAGTGGCGGCTCTATCTCGACGCGACCGGGGCGCAGCGCTTCCGGTGGGAGCTCGTCACGATGAAACCGCCGCTCAAGAGCGAGACGGCGTGGCGGCTGCAGCGGATCGACACCCTCCACCAATACGCCTATCCCGGGCTGCACGAAGACGTCTGCCGGGCCGTGGCGCAATTCGCCGTCCTGATCGACCGCTACGTGCCCGAGTATTGGGACCGCACCCGCGCGCGTGCTGGCGCGCCGAAGGAGTAACCAATGGCTGATGTGATGCCGACCGACCTGTTCTCGACCTTGCGCCGGTCGATGGACGACCACCCGGGCGCAATTGGCTCGTCGTCGACGGTCGCCGTCGCCGACTTCTACGGCAACCGTGAGACGTGGTTCGTCGAGACGTTCCGCGTCGATGGGCACGAGCTCGTGTTTCTCGAGCGGAGCGCCGCGTCGGGCGGGTCGCGGATGGTGCTCCCGAAGGAGGTCGCCGCGGCGCTGGCGCGGCACCGGGATCAGATCACGACGCGGGCGCGGAGCAAGGCAGCGCAGCGCGCCGTCGACACCAAGCGCGAGAAGGGGATCGCCGTGGGCAACCGCGCGGCGCTCGAGCTCGCGCGCACGGCGCCGCGGAAACCGCGCCGGCGTCGTGGGGGGAAGTGATGCCGAGGACCATCATCGATCGTCGGATCGAGGATCTCCTCGACGACTACGACGCCATCGCGAAGCGGCTCCCGCCGACGATGGATCACGCGACGGGGTATGTCGTCGCCGCGCTCCTGCTTGTGGCGAACCGACTCGAGGCGATCGAGGAGGAGCTCACGAAGGGGTTCCCGATCGCCGGGGAGGGTGTATGACCGGCCGCAAGATGACGCGCCTCGAGGGGATGCTCCTCGGGGCGCTCGTCGAGATGCTCCCGCCGATGCCGACCGAGGACTACCCCTGCAATCACTGGACGACGCCGCCGGGCCCGGACGGGTGCCCGCTGTGTTCGCGGATCATCGCGGCGCACGCGCTCGTCGAACGCACGCTCAAGCGCCAGCGGAAGAAGGACAAGCCGCGCCGCGCCGGCGGCCGTCGCCGGCGTCCCGCCGGCGGGACGGTCGCCTCGGGCCGCGGGGGGACGCGCGTCGGCGAGCGCCGATCGGCCGACCGGCAGGTGCACATCATCGACAAGGAGGCCAGTCCACGCGACGTCGCGCTCGCGAAGAACGACCTGGTCGGGTTCTTCGCCGACGTGCTCGACAAGCATCACGGCGGGGGCTATTGATGGCACCGCCCTACGTGGTGCTCGAGGTCAACGTGCGCCTCGCCAACGGGCACGCCTACACGTGGCGGTGGACGATGGCGCGGACTCTTGGGCGCGCGGTGGCGCGGGGGCGTGGGCTCGCGGTGGCGCGGCTCCGGGCCGACAAGGTCCCGGGCCGGTCGCAGATCGTCGGGATCCGCGTCGAGGCGCGCCTCCGAAACACCGGCGACTGGACCTCCTAAAGTAGGTCGAGCGCCGGACCTGCAACCCCCGCGGCATTTTCGATCCGCGATCGCCCCTACATCTTGGGGCGTTGCGTTCGTGTCACCGCCTCGTCTACAAACACGAACGGCCGGCAGGGTGGAAGCCCCGCCGGCCGCAAGCCGTTTCCGTGTGCTGGCACGGATCCGGGTGACGCCGACGGCGCGATTCTACCCCGGGATTCCCCAGACACACGAGACGGTCAAGGCTCGCCCGGTGCGCCGGGCGCCGGGATTTTGACGCCGTCGGGTAGGCGCCGCGTCCCGGACGGACTGACGTCGGGGCCGGCCTGGTCGCAAGACCGTTGTAGGGCCGGGCGTGGTGGACCGCTGCGAGGCGATCGACGACGCGGTGGAGGGTGGGAGGGGCTCACGCCGAGCGCCTCTCAGGAAGGCGTCAGACGTGGCGATGTCACTAGCGACCGACCGATCCGGCTCCAGACCGGGCGTGCTCACGACGAGCACAGCTTTGGGCGTGTTTGGCGAAATTCGTCGGACACGCCCGGGTGGTGAGGGGAGGGAGGGAAGCGGGGGACTGTAGCCGGAGGTGTGGATCGGAGATCAGGAGAAGGGATCGCGCGTGTCACACAGCGGGGCGAACGAAACGAAACTGAAACAACTCAGCAAATTGCAAGAGCTCGAGCGCGACCTGCTCGAGAAGCTGCGCGCCGTGCACGACGAGCGCGCGATCATCCTGGCCGGCGGGCCGACGATGGCCGCCCGGCTCCGGCAAACCGAGGCCGCGTGGCGGGTCGCCTGGGCGGCGCGCTATGCCGGGACGTGGATCCCGAACCGCACGCTCGATATGCCGGCGATGAAGCGGCTCCTCCGCACGTTCACGCCGGCCGACCTGCAACCACGCATGAAGGCCTATCTCGAGGACGAGTTCTATGTGCCCCGCCGGCACCCGTTCTCGATCTTCGCGAGCGAGATCAACCGGTGGGCCCCCGAAGGGGCCGACGAACCCACGTCGGCGCCGGCCGACTGCAAGCACGCGCCGCCCTGTCGCAGTGACGCCGAGCATACGCAGCGGCGCCGCGCGGAACGGCGCGCCTCGTGACGGCGGCGAAGAAGCGCCCGGCCACGCGTCGAGCCGCCCCGCCCGAGGAGCCGCCGCACCCGGCCGACACCGCCGCGCTCGAGCGGACGCTCCCGCACAACCTCGATGCCGAGCGCTCCGTGCTCGGGGCCGTGCTCGTGCAGAACGCCCTGTTCGATATCGCGCGCGAGATCCTGCACCGCGGCGACTTCTACCGCGACGCGCACGCGCGGATCTGGGACGCGATCGTGCGCCTGGTCGACGAGCGGAACGCGGCCGTCGATTTCCTGATGTTGAAGGAGGAGCTCGGGCGCGTGGGTGAGCTCGACGACGTCGGCGGGCCCGCCTACCTCTCGGGCCTGACCGACGGCATCCCGCAGGCGACGAACGTCCGCTATTACGCCGGCATCGTCAAGGACAAGAGCCGGCTCCGTCAGATCATCTACACCGCGAACACGGCGCTCGTCGCCGCCTACGAGGCGCAAGACTCGGCCGAGGAGATCCTGCAGCGCACCGACGCCGCCTTTCTCGACCTCGAGGACGGGAGCGGCGCGCGGCTGCGGAGTCTCGCCGAGGGCGCCGGCGAGCTCTTTCAGCGCATCACGTATCGGGTCGAGCACAAGGGCGAACTGACCGGCGTCGACACCGGGTTTGACTCGCTCAACGGCGAAACGCTCGGCTGGCAGCGCGGCGACCTGAACATCGTGGCGGCGCGGCCGTCGATCGGGAAGACGGCGTTCCTGCTGAATTCGATCATCAACGGGGCGCGCGGGCCGCAGAAGGTCCGGACAGCGCTCTTCTCGCTCGAGATGACCGAGGTCGACATTCACGACCGCATCATCGCGATCCTCGCCGGTGTCGACGCCATGCGAATCCGGAGCGGGCAGCTCGGCGCCGTCGACCTCGAGAAGCTCGGACGCGCGATCGGCGTCTTTGCCGAGCTCCCGATCTTCATCGATGAGCGCGTCGGGCTGAAGGCCGAAGATATCCGATCGGCCGCACGGCGCATGAAGGCCGAGCACGGGCTCGATCACCTGGTCATCGACTACGTGCAGCTCGTGAAGGGCTCGACCGATCGGCGCAACGCGTCGCGGAACGAAGAGGTCTCCGACCTGGTGACGAAGCTCAAGGACCTCGCCGGCGAGCTTCGGATCCCGGTGACGATCGCGAGCCAGTTGACGCGCGCGAACGAGAAGCGCCCGGACCCGCGGCCGAAGCTCTCGGACCTCCGGGAGAGCGGCGCGCTCGAACAGGTGGCCGCGCTCGTCGGGTTCCTGCACCGCAAGAATCACCGCGAAGGCGGGACGACGGAGTTCGGGATCGCCAAGCAGCGTAACGGGCCGACGGGCACGGTCAACCTCACGTTTGACCGCGACCTGCAGACGTTCACCGATGGCGGCGACCCGCTGCCGGACGAGCCGAAACCGGAGCGGAAACGCAAGAGCAAGCCGCGCGGACGGACCGCCGGGCCGCTCGTCGACGACGAGCCGCCGCCCCCGCAGGACGAGGACCTTTGACGAGCTTGGGACTTTACGCTCAGAATAGGCGGCGCCGACATGCTGTATCTCGGGATTGATCCCGGGGGATCGGGGGGGCTGGCCCTGATCTCCGAACGCGGGAAGTTCGTCGACTTCGAAGCGATGCCCGAGGGGCGCGTCGATCTCTTCGAGATCATCCTCGGATTTCGCGAGCGCGCCGAGAAGGTCTATCGCGACGTGTTAACCGGCGCGATCCTGCCGTCGAATCCGCCGCTCCTGACGGCGCTCCTCGAGCAGATCACGCCGCAACCCGCCCGCGGCGATCGGCCTGGCTGGAGTCACCGCGGGACCGCGTCGTTCTTTAAGAACATCGGCCATCTCGAAATGGCGCTCGACCTGGCGCGCGTGCCCTTCGAGGAGCTCCGCGCGCAGCAGTGGCAGCCGCTCGTCGGCCTGCACTACGCCAAGGGCGAGAAGCGCAACAAGAACCGATCGAAGGCGCTCGTCGCCGAGATCTTCCCCACGCTCGAGAACGTCACGCACGCAGCCGCGGATGCGCTCCTCCTCGCCGAGGCGTGTCGCCGCATTCACCGAGGAGAACCGAATGGCACAGCGAAATAAGCCGCGCGAACGCGCGCGCGCTCCCAAGAAGGCCACCGGCAAGCGCGGCACCCCGTCGCGCAAGCCGGCGCCCCGCACCCGCCCCACGACCCGGCCGGAAGAGCGGACGTTCCCCGAGCTCGGGGACCTCAAAGACCGGGTCGCGATGCGGCACGCCAAGACCTACGCCGACGAAATGCACGAGCACGAGGAGAGCCTCGGCCGCGCGAACATCGCGCTCCAAGCGGTCCGGACGCGGATGGAGGCGCTCGACGCCACCCACTTCAGCGGCCACGGCTACGAGTTCACGCGCACACCGGGCGAAATGAAGTTTTCAGCCCGGAAGATCAAGCGCGGGAGCAAGCCGCAAGAGACCGTGCCGAGCGACGAGCTCCACGATCCCGAGTTCGACACCGACGCCGAGGGCCGGCCGATCGACGATCTCGACCCCAACGCCGAGCCGTCCGAGGTCGACGAGGCATGACGAAGGGGCGCCTCGTGCGGATCCCTGAGACGAAGCCGATCACGATTGGGCATTACGTGCTCACGTCGAAGGGCCTGACCGTCGACGAGACGCGCGGGCGCCCGTCCTACGAAGAGCACGCCGGCGTCGGCGACTTCATCCACCGCGCCGTGCAGGCGTCGGAGTGGTGGCTCGCCGACTGGCTGCGTTACGGCGACAGTCGGGTCGACTGGCAGGCGCAACTCGAGGCGGCCGAGGGGGCGACGGGGCTGTCGCTCAAGCGCCTCAAGAACATCCGCGCGATCGGGGCGATCGAGCCATCCCGCCGGCGGGACGATCTCGACTTCGGGATGCACGACCCGGTGGCGGCGCTCGCGCCAGCCGAACAAACCAAGTGGCTCGAGCAGGCGGTCGTCGAAGGGTGGGACCGCCACGAGCTCCGGCAGGCGATCCGCGCATCGCACCGGCGCGCCGTCGTCGACGGACAAGCGCGGCTCAAGGGCCAGTCGCGCGTGCTGTCGGCCGATTGCCCGTGGAAGTATCACAACGCGCAGCCGAGCGGCTCGAGCTCGGAGGCGCACTTCCCGCCGATGTCGATCGAGGAGCTCTGCGATCTGCCGGTGCGGAAGCACGTCACGAAAAACGCCGTCATGGGGTTTTGGGTGCCGGCGCCGATGCTCTACGACGCGCCCGGGCCGATCGACGTCGTGCGCGCCTGGGGCTTCGACTACAAGAACTTCATCGCGTGGGACAAGGTCGACGGCGCCGGCGGCTGGTATACGAAGGGGACCGTCGAGCTCTTCCTCATCTGCACGCGCGGCAGCGGGACGCCCGACGTCGCCGAGGGGCTCCCCGAGACGGTCTATCGCGAACGCAAGGATCCGGTCCATTCGAAGAAGCCGGCGTTCTTCCGCCGCTATCTCGAGAAGCACTGGATCTACGGGCCCTATCTCGAGCTCTTCGGGCGGGAACCCGTCGAGGGGTGGCAAGTGTTCGGCAACGATCCGCGCCTCTGGGATGCGGACGAGGGAGGGGACCATGCCGAGCCGTAAGCCGGGGCAGGGCTACGCGTTCGATACGAGCGTGCCCGTCGACCGGAGCAAGCAGCAGATCGAAGCGCTGTTGTCGCGGCACGGGGCCGACGGGTTCCATACCGGGTGGCAGTCGGCGCGAGGCGACGATCCCGGATGGGACGCGATCGAGTTCCTGTGGAAGCAGAAGACGA